ACCAATCCATTTGTTCCTGCATTTCTTTTATATGCTCCTGCTCTGCTGCCTGTCTTTCCTGATCGTGTAATTCTATTTCCTCTAAAGCAACGACCATATTCCGTTCTAATTCTTGTATTCTCCCCTCTAATCTCCAGAAGGAATAAACCACTATGGCTGTTCCAGCTATTATCTGTAATAACCATTTAAAGTTAATCGTGATAGCCATTGAATCTCCAATGACCTCACTTTTATATGATCTTGCACCTTGTTTTTCATTTGCCATTTTCTTTATACAATTTCGCCATCATGGTATATGTAGAATCAAGCATAGTAACAACCTTCTCGAAATATAATTTGTTCTGCTCCCTTTCCTGTTTGGAATTGTCGATAAGTTTTATTATGATATGTTCTATCCGTGAATGATTTTCGTTGATTTGTTTCATCAAATCGTTTGCCATCCACTTGAATATTTGAACCATGCCATAACTCATACCGAGAAGCATCACCACAGGCAGCCCGAACCTTTCTGCTACGGAAAACCATTGTTCCATTAGTTCCCATTTCTAATTAACTTTTCTATGTTAGAAAAACCTTGTTCAATTTTAGTTTCGATTACTGCAATCTTTTTATCATTACTATATGCCATTCCTAAAGCTGTATTTGCCGATTCCTGGGCATTTAACACTCCTTTGGACATTACCCCTACCATAAAGATAATGTTGGCTAATACAATCGTTATTGTAATCCAATTTCCTGTGCTTACATTCTTCATGTTATAAGTTCAAAATGAGGTAAATCATCCAAAACACCTTTCCGTCTATTATATGAAAAGTCAATTTTCCCATTATTAAGACCTCTCCAATTGCCACCCCATTTAATTTTATGAGATATTTCCCCCACATTACGAAGAATTTCAGCCTTTGCAAGGACCCATCCTGCAAACCAATAAAACCTGGGCAAATCTTCAAAATCTATAGGATACGGATAAACATCTACTGCTGTAGATGGGTTGGAATTATGTTTTCCTTTGGGATAAACTGCTTTAGAATTACCTGAAGCTACTGCCTTGTCCTGGTCTGCTTTATTTCTATACCCACAGACAACAGAGCAATCTACTTCCTCAATTACTGCATTAAATAATGTTTGTAAGTCAGGATGGCAGGTATCAAGTCTTTCCCTTGATTTAGTGCCGAACTTTGGCATTAAAGGTATTTAACACCTATCTTAAATGTTAAATCTCCAACAGCAAAGGTTTCTACTGCTTGTGCTAATATTGCACAAATATATATACTTCTGCTATTTTCAGCTTTTACGATACATCCAATACCATCATTTGATGGGTCTGTAATACAAGCAACACTTGCAGTATCTGTATAATCATCACCACCCAAATAATCAGCAGTTACTATCGGGATAATACATTGTATATCATCCACTACAGCATCTGCTCCATCAGCAGTAGCATTTATTGCACCCAATGTTGTGGAGTTGGTAGTTAAGTAAATAGCCATATCAGGCTCATCACTACTTCTATCTATAATTGTTACACTTTTTATCTCTGCTGCATCATTATCGCCTCTGAAAAATCCCGGTATTTCTGTTGATATGAAAATGCAATCACCCACAGCATACTCATCTGTGTTAATGGTAGGAGTAACTTCTAATAAGTTGTAATTACCAGTAGCCATGTTATACTTCCTCCACTTTACAACCCTTTGCTTCGTATGCCTTTATTTCCACATCAGCTAAAGCATCTCTATTTATAACATTGCCATTTGGCTTTGTTATTTTATATTTTTTAACAGAGGCAGAACTCTCTTTTACTGGTGTTTTCTTTTTAGTTTCTTCCATATTTCTAATTTCCTTATATTATGTTGCCCTGATTATCAAAACACACACCCTGAAAAAACCCTATATTGTCAGCCCCCTTACCTTTTTTCTTTCTATCTATCCTATCAGTAACTTCCTGCATATAATCCAGGTATTTCATTTTTTTACCCTTATAATATGCCTGTTGTCCTTTTTTATCATCTTTACATAAAGAAAGTTTATTGGTTGGGTCAAGTTCTTTATAGAGCTTGTTATTATTTAGATTACCTATATCTTTTTTAACTGACATGGTCTTAATGAGGGTGATGCAAAAGCACCACCCCCATTTTAACGATTAGGATATTTCAGTATGTATTTCTACACCATGAAGATCAACTAATTCACTTGCTGCCCAATAACCATTAGCAACCAAATTAGTAGAAGCACCAAGTTCATTTCTTTCAGTAGCAAGTTGGATAAAATTACCACCACCAAAATCAATGAAACCTGCACCTAAAGCAGTTTTTGAATAGATAGCACCTTTCTTCCTTCCTGTTGCTCCATCAATAACTTGTGGGGAAGTGAAAAAAGATATTCCTGCTATACTTGTAACAAAACCGGCATTATAGAACTGTTCACCAACTGATATAGCACCACCATGTGCAAATGCTCCAACACTTGAAGAAGTTGCTGTTAATGCTAATTCATTTGATAGTCCAAATGAACCATACATTTGCTGTGGGTGAAGAACTGCACTATAAGGTCTTGCAGCATCATTAGTTTCAAGTGAAGCAACTGCATCCATTATATCAAGGAATCTCAAAGAATCATCAGAACCTTTTGATGTAGCGAATCCATCATATAAAGCACATATATTTGCATCAAATTCTGCTGCTACTGCATTACCAAGAACTTGCCCTGCGTTAATCATTAAAGCATCAGAGTTACCATAGGCTGCAAGGTCTGTTACTCTTGCATTAATATGGTTTCTTAATACTTCAACATTAGTTGCAGCAGTTGTAATACTTGTTGCTGCTACTTCCGTATCTTCATCACCAGTTGCTTCATTTTCAACAGCACTAACTGCTAATTTAGCATAGACAGGAAATTGAACTGTGTTAGAACCTCTAACTGCTGCTGCCATTGAAATAGTCTGGGGGGTTACTGCTGCTTTGTTAAATTGTACTATTGCTGCTGCAATGGTTTTTCCTAAACCACCGGCTGCAATACCGACATCTGTATTTGCCATTATTATGTCCTCTTTTACCCTCTATCAACTATGACAAGGTCATCTTCAAGTAGGGTTATTAATTATTTTATATAATTCGCAGTAGAACCTGCAATGGCTTTTTCTGCACCCTTTGGGTCTTTTATGGCAAATTCCTGCCACGAATCGTATCCACCCATTTCACCCTTAACAGTTGTTCCTGCCCTGGATGAATCGGTTTTACCAGCATTTGCACTTGTCTGATTCTGCTCTATATATTGAGCCAACACAGAATTGCTCATGCCCTCTGTAAATACACGCTGTTCTTCAGGAACCTTATCAATCATTCTTTCACGATCTTCCTGTTCCCTTTTTTTAAATACCTCATTTTGTTCAATCAGCTTTTTGTTCATAGCATCAGTTTCATTGTATAAAGTTTCAAATTCAGAGTTCTTTTTTAAAGCGTCTTGTCTGGCATCCTCCTGTGCAACCTTCACCTTTGCAAGTTCAGCTTTTAAACCCTCGTTTTCTGACTTGAGCTGATTCTTCTGACCATTCACTTCCTGAAATCTGTCATAAGGCACATCATTTTTAACATCAGCTTGTGTGCTGGGATTTGGTACGCTGTTTTCTTCAGCTTGTGGTGTATTTTTTACTTCTTCTGCCATTTTAATACCTCTTTAGTGAGTTAATGTTATACTTTAATTTAATAATTAAATGTTAAATGTTCCACCTTTTATTTTACTCCATTTCTTTATTGCATATTTATCTGCCTCTGCCATAATCCATTTTCCAACAGGCTTGGGCAGGGGTCTTGTACTTGTAGATATAGGTCTGCCACTTTTTGCTAATGATTTAACCTTGCCCATATCAGTTACAAAGCCATATCCCATACCATCACTTAATAGCCCTGTATTCCCAGCCTTGAAATCTCTTAATAAATCCCCCGAAGCTACTGGTGCAAAACTGCCACCAAATTTTCTATGCTGTCTTTTTAATAACCTTGCTTTTTTATTTGTTCCATAAGGCTCACTATATGATTTTGGATACTGACCACCCATAACATTTCTGGCTTTTGCACCACTTCCAGCCGGATCAAATATATATTTCCTGTACTGCATAGGCAGTTCTTTTACAAGTATGCTGAAGAATCCTTTATCAAGCATCTATATATTTCTTCGGATTATAGCCCTGATCTTCAGGACTGCTACTCCTCTGCTCCCAATTATGTCTGCAATTCCATATAGCATTATTAAAATCACCACCTGTAATATGTCTAAATTCTTTTAATATCTGTATTCGTGTAACAGCCCCTAACTGTATTCTCTCTACACATTCCTCTCTTGTCTTTGAATCGTATGGACCAATGTAAATAAATTTTGTATTATCAGGTAATTTTTCGGATAATAAATTTGTTACTGCACTACTATATTGCCCAAAGGCAGTAACAACCTGTGTTTCAAGTGTTCCAGTAATCTCACCTATCGATTCAAGTACCTCTGATGGGGTTAATCCTGATGACATTCCCCTTACTGTTTCTTGTAATATATTATCAGCCATTTTATCTATAAATTCATTAGCTAATAATCTTTTACTATTATCCCTTAATGCCATCAATGATGCTTCTGTTAATCTTGCAGTTGAGTGCATATTTTCAAGCATTGAAACAATACCCTGGTCATACAGGGCAAATGCACCAGCCATTTTTGATTCCATAGCATATCTCAGGTTAATACCGGACAATATTTCTAATGCTTCTTCCCCTGTTTTATCTTGAACTAACTCCATTAAGGAAGTTACAATCTCCTCAACTGCCTTATTGGATTTCTCGGCAATTATCTGTGCTATTCTATCGAGTTCTTGTGATATATCTGACATCTACACAGGAGTTGTTAATGCTGCCAATAGTGGTGATGCTTCTGTTGGTTCTTCTTCAATCCCTGTCCTTTCAGCAAGGAAGTCCAAAGCATCTTGTCTTTCAGGGTACTTATCAGGGTCTTGTTGCATTAGAACATCAGCCTTATCAATTAAGCCATTAGCAAGTTCCCAATCCCATTTTGCCCTTTGTTCCTCTGCTGACATTATCTCAGTAGATTCCTCATAGTCAACACCAAGTAAGAACCCTGCATCTCTACCCTGTTCTACTGCTATTATTCTTTCCTCCACTCCAAATACATCCTCCTCAATCTTCTTCCATCTCTCCACATCACTACGCCTTGAATCCATTAACTCCTGATTGCGTAATCGTAATGCCACACCTGATTCAGCTGTGCTACCTTCAACAAAGGATACAGATAGGTGATAATTCTGTGCTAACATCTTATAGCTTTCCTTGATTGAATCAGTTAAAGCTGGTACGCTGTTGGGTGGCGATACCATATTGAGTGATCCATCATGTCCTAAGAATGACCACTTATCCTGACCAATGTCCAGCTTCTCTTTCTCTATATTGCTTCCTGTAATAAATCCAAAGCCGAATGACTGAAACATTATATTAGCATTTTTGTTAAATTCTGCCACATTAGTTGCCTCATTAGTTGCAATTAAATCAGGTGAAGCATCTGTATCGAAGTAACTACTCTCAGGCTTTCCATCTCTGTAACAATTTACAAAGGGAAGCATCTGGTAAAAGTTTACCATTTCAGGATTGTCCTCTCGTATTATCTTCTTACCTGTTCCTTTCTCGTAAATAAAGTGGTTATCAATATCCCAATATGCCCAAAGTTCAGGAGTAGTATCCATAACAGTACTGCGAACAGATAAAGGATAAGTAATAGCAGATGGATTAAGTGGATCATCATCATAAAATAGTGGCTCCCAATCTCTGATTATGTCGTATTCAATTCTTTCATTACGCCATGTAGGTTTTAGCAATATACATTCAAGCAGATTACATAACTTCTCTGCTCTTTGCATCTTAAAATTCTTCTGATAAAAGTAATCAGGTGTGCTTTCATTAGAATACTCCCTGATTGGTGCTTTCATATATACCAGGCTGATACGATCTATGACACGCTTGGTTATATTTATAATTGAACATGGTATCTGCTTAACCAGACTATCAGAGAAATATCCCTTTGTGTAGGCTTCCGTTCTGCCCTTATAATAATCATAAGCCTTATCCCTTGACTGCATCCATCTCCGTTTTTGCTGGTCTTGCCATGCAACTTTACTCATTTCTACTGCTAATTGTGCTGTTGAAGGTATCATCTTGGTATGCTCCCCATTAGTGGTTTAATTATTGGATACTCAAAGTCAATGGCGTAGCGAAGTCCATCGGAGAAGTGTGTACGCTCCTTGTTGCTCTTGTCAATCTCCCTTGTTCCTGGCTTGTTGACAGTCTGCTCCAAGTCTGTAATTAACCCCTTACAGGATGGGTCTATTATTAAATTCCCTTCACATATCTTATTTACTGCATTAACCGAATCAGTTATTCGTGGTGATACAGGCTTTACTTTAAGCTGAAATCCAGCCCTTAAAAGTATGTCGTGATCTGTGTGCAGGGAGGAAGTATGTCTTGCTTTTCCAGATGGGTCTGGGTATGCTATGTATTTATTGTTAGGATACCGACCCTTTACTTCCTGTGCCAATCTTTCTGTAATTATTTCTGATCCTCCTCCGTGATGTAATTCAACTTCATCGAAAACCCGGACATAGGGTGACTCATTGTAGGTTTGGAAAATTGCACCAGTTGTGGGGGAAACATTGTGGTCGCATGACAATCTAACTGGTAGTTTAGGATTATAGGTGTTTTTTCTGACATTCGAGTTATCTCCTGTTCGGGTGAATTGATAATATGTATTTAAATTTGTTATGTTGGTAAATTCACCATCACGATATGCTTTCAATAGGGATGAGTCGTATGTATTTTCAAGCAATCTAATGTATGATTCGGGTAGTGCTGTGTTGTCTGTTGTCTTGCCATGAACAAGATATCTATCTTCATTGGCATCATCAACAAATATTTTATGGGTATAATGATACCCTTCAGGGGTTGTTACTATATATATTTCACAATCTTCTGACCCCCTCATACGACCTATAGACTTTTTAAATGCCATATCACAATTTTTCCATGATTCAATATCAAATTCATCATAGCCTATGTAGGTTAATTCTGCCCCAACTATACGCTGTGGCTTCTGTAATTGATATACTTTAATCATACCAGCAGCAGTTACTATCCTGTGCTTTGCAATATTATAATCGTATTCCATGCCAAGCCTTGATATCATATCAAGAAATGGCTGTATGAATAGTTCTTCTGCTAAATCATAGGTTGGATATATTATCCATCCATTAGATATACCTTCTTTGTTTGTCCTGGTTAAATGATTATACAGGGTTTTTCTCAGAAATATATGAGTTTTACCACTTCCCAATCCTCCTACATATCCATTTATAGACTTCTTTGATGTGAGAAATTTCCATTGTGCCGGATAAAACTGACTTCTATTTAAGCGTATATCAATCATAAATCATCGATAAACTCTATACTCTTTATCGGATTAACCATAGAATGTTCTGTTTTTTCTGTCTGTCCAAGTATCTGTTTGCCAAGCCATATAAGCAGGGTTGCATTACCAGCTAATGCTAAGTCTAATTGAGCCTGTCGCAACCTCTTTTTCAGTTCAGCCCTTCCTTTTGTCAGAAATTCCGAATAACTCTTTTCAAGAAGGTCTGGTGAACATCCATGTATATCTGCTATTTCTATATTGGTTAAATTATAAGAGGCGAGTTTAAATACAACATCCGTATCTATGTGGTATTTCTTCGGTCTGCCTATTGGTTTTTTTCGCTTGGTTGGTTTATTTGTTGGATTATCACCCATAATTTTGGGAGATAATTTATAATATTTTACTTGTATATTTACAATATATTATTTATGGGGCAAATAAATCCTGTTGTTCTACATCTAATTTTGTCCTAATTCCAAGCATAGAATTAAATATATGCAAACCAAGTTCAGGTTCTACACAATTATTAATTAATGTTCTTTTATCTCCATTGTAATTATAAAAATTTTCAACATATATTCCCATCTCATCCATCTTTTTTGATAAAGTCATACCCTTATCATTTCTTACCTTTTTCTGTATGTCCATGTTGGTAATATTAAAATTTGACCATAGATAATGCCTTCCTGAAATCTGTGGTATTATTAGTGGATCATAATATGTCATTACATTTTCAATACAATAATAACCATCAAAGAAAGTTTTTAATAATATTATTTCTTGGAATAATCCCATGTCGGGGTATTTTATTTTATTTCCCTTGATATTTAATAAATGATTCATTCTGCTATGGGTTGGACAGGGTGGTGATGACCATATAAAATCATATTCCTGAAAATGCTCTAATAAATATTCATGTGCATCACCAATTACCATCTTATCATCAGGAAAGAAGTCTTTATAGATTGCTGCAATATCAGGATTCAGTTCAACTGCTGTTACTTCTACCCCCCCCCATAACTTCCTGTTACCACCTATTCCTGCATATAGATTTAATACTTTCATATCTCCTCTATTATTACCCTTGTTCTTGGAATCCCATATTTCTTTTCTGCCTGTAAAATACATATCTGACTGTCATCACAAATAAATCCGTGTTTTCCACTTATCAGGTCAAATAAATATTTGCAGAGATTGTCAATGTCAGGTTTAAAGCTGTGTAATTGTGGAGTTTTGTCTTTTAACAAATGTTTGTATTTGCCTGTTCTAAAGTGATTTTTTGGTCTTTGCATATAGAACACCAATTTAATGCTAATATCCCCTGCAAGTGGCAATTTGGGGCAAAACAGGGCAATCTGCAACCATGTTTGTTTCTTATCTTTGGAAGATGGGTCATACATTCTGCCATTTCTTGCTACCCGATGCCTCTGTTGGGGTTTAGGGTTGCCTGGTATGGTGAACTCAATCATTTAATTCTGCCATTGCCAACCCACAACTTAAATCACAACTAATTGGTTCTTCTATTTTAAAATTACCAACATCCTCAGGTAGTTCATCAAGCCATATTCTTTCATTTGTTTCCATATCCCTAAAAATAGAATGATTTATCTTTCTTTCTATTTTAGCCATCTTATTAAAATGTTCTGGAAAATCTTTTCTTATTTTATTCCAATACCCCTTACCACCCTTTACACAACCAATACAATTATTATGATTATATCCCAAATCATACATTTTTGGGAGTTTGATACCCGACTGCCATAACATACCCAAACAATTTTCTTTTGTAATTTCTTTACTAATAAGAATCCAATCAACAAACAGTTCAGGATTAAAACTTTCAAATTTTTCTGCCCTGTGCCTTTCCTCTAAAGTATATCCAAATATATGAATATCATCAGGTCTTTGATATTCTATTCGGAGTTTCTTTTTAAGTTCAGTAGTACATTTTGCACCATATACACCATTTAAATATCCCGATTCAAATACTTCAAAATGATCTTTATATTTATCATTTTTTAAGATAGTAATCTCCCCCCCCCTATCCATTTTTCTATATCTTTTAAAAATTGTATATTACTTGGATGTTCTCCACCAGTATCACAATATACCACCTCACAGTTATCATATTTCTTAACTGCATATTTAGCAGCAATAGCCGATGCTGCTCCACAACTAAACCATACTACTGCTCTACTCAACGATTTTTACATAGCAAGGATTCCACTCTGTTTCCCCACAGTTTGAACTTCCTGCTTCAAGTGGTGCTGTGCAGCCTACAAAAACAGTTGCGAAAAGCATCGCAGCCATAAAACCAAGTAAAAAGTAAAATCTGCTATCTTTCATTCTGTTATCTCTCCTTTTAATAGTTTATTCATTCTTGCTTCATATTCCAAAAACTTCTTCTCATCTCCTTCAATTTTTAAAGTGCTAATAACATTTAAATTTTCATCTACATATTCAATAGTTAAAGGTTTTCCCCTCATTTCCGTAAATCTTATGGCATCAGTTATATTTTTCTCATATTCTGCTGCTTTTTCAATATCCCATTTCATTGTAACACTCATATCATAAATTTTTAATAGAGTAGCTTTCATTTATTCTCCCTCATTTTTAATACACAACCTATAAAGCTGTGTAAGTCTATTAACTGTCTTATTGAAATGTCTTCTGCTATAACAGTTTCATATTCTTTTCCATCATTATCATATATATCATATAGCACTATGTTGACATGAGGTTCCCATTTATCATTATCTATCATACAAACATCAAATTCAAGCCATTTATCATGTGATCCTGTCCAATCTTTATCTTTGATATGTGAACTAACCTCCATGTGGAATTTCATATAATTAAGTCCTTTTCTTCTTATCATTCTATCTCCCATTCAGTTTAAATAATTTGTTTTAAATTCTAACATTTCCTTTTTTACAAATATTATATATGATTCAACATATTCGTCAATATCATCGTCTACGAGGGCTTGGTCTGGGTTGATTTCAAAATAATACCATTCGTCAAATAACCAATCACGACAAAAACCTTCTTTATGCTCTGCTGTTAAATCTATTGGCACACCCAATAAATCAAGTGCTATTTCGTGCAAATCTAATGGGAATATTTCCGTTAATTCACAATTACCGCCGTTACCGATTTCTCCTAATACAGCCTCTATTTTTCTTATTGTCATATCATGTTTTCGTTGTATTATAAGCAATTTTTTTGCAAGAACATCATTTTCATATTTCATTCTTCCCCCCCTATCTTCCATATTCATCTCTCCTTTTTTTTAATCTATTATAATTATCCCTGTGATATTGTTTCCTACATGGATGGCACATGGAATGCCTTTGCATTCCAAACTTTATAAACTCAGTATCAGATTTTTCTTCCTTACACTTAGTGCAGGTTTTCACTCAACTCATCCAATATATCATCCTCTAAATCTTCGTATTTATTCCACGAACCCAATACAGCAATCACCTGCCCATTTAATTTGATATGCCCATTAGTGCCTATTTCTACTTCAAACTTTTTAAATTTAATCATTTAAGAACTCATACTTAATACATTTTTACATAGTTCCAATGCTTGATGCTTGTCAAATCCCTGTTTGATAAGTTCATCATATTTCACCTTAGTCATTTTAGCAAGTCCTCTCATGTGTTCTACACTTTCCTTACTATCCCAAAGTGATTCTGTTTTTAACCCCTCGCTATCTAATAGTCTATCAAACGATTTTTTATTATCTTTCATTATTTTCTCCCTTTTTTAATATATCCCATCCACATTCCCTTAATTTTGATATGCCACCCCTTGTAAGTGATCGTATTATATTTTTCTTCCAATTAAGATTTACTAATATAAGTTCACCCTTTGTTGTTGCAATATAAACCTTCATTTTATTTCCTTTAAACTATCCATTTATGAGACTTGTGATCATATTTTGCACACAACAATTCATCCAAACTATGCTTTCCCGAATTAAACCATCTTGTCAAAGTTCCCCTGCATCCTTTACACGCCATTCCCCAATGTTTACTTCTTCCATTTTTAATTACAAATCCGTTAGGCAAACCACAATATCGGCAATAGCCTTTTATTTTTTTCTGTTTAGATGGTATTTCTATTTTGTTAATTTTCTTCATTATCATTAATTTTCATTCTGTAATAGTGCCATTATAATCATACCAGCAAAACATCCAACCCAGCAGCCGATCAAGAACCAGAGCATAAGCAGTTCTTACAAACTCTATCAGCCTGGAGTTTAATTAAATCATTCATGTTGTAAGTATCACCACATCTATCACAGCTATATGGATTCTTCATAATATGTTTATGCAAACCCTTGTGCAGATGCTTTTTATAATCTGACCAGTTAAAGGGATTTGGTAATCTGAACAATTTTTCTCTTGACCTGATTAACTCTTTTTCGATCTCCATCTCTTTTCTCCAATCTCTTTATTGCTTTTAAATACTTTATTGTATGAGTAAAATACATATTTGCAAGTCTTGATATATATGCCTTTTGACCCCTTTTCTGCCATGACTTAATTGGAATCCCATTTGCCCTTTTCTCTGCAACCTTACGAGCCATTAATGTTCTCATTCTGTCTGACTTACAATGGGTGCATCCAGTTATCCAGTTATAATATCTTCCACATTCACATACAAATCTTTCTGCTCCTCTACCGAACTGCAACTGGTCTTTCCGATAATAAAGTTCCCTGACAACACCTTGATTCACCTGATAATTCTTCTTTCCTGTATTCTGCCGATGTGCCACATTTATCACAATATGCCATTGGGAATCCTACTGTGCTTAATTTGAATTTATCAACCCCATTATTCTTATTTATTATCTCATCAAACCAACCCTGGTTATTGAGATAGGTAGCAGGATGCTTTCTATATTGCTTGTCAGGAGTTGATTTAACATAGTGTGGCAAGTGTTCCATAACCATACCTCTGTCTAAATCAGTTAATGATTCCCATTTTTTAAGCACCTTGTTTTTATCACCAACTTTATAATTATATAAATTCCAAAAATTATCAAATTCTATATTTAGCTTCTTTTCATTCTTATCATTCTTTACCTTCTTTACATTCTTAGTTGTTGCCCCTCGTACGCCCTTCGTCTGCCCCTCGTCTGCCCTTTGACCTTCCTTTGGTAATCCCTCTGTCTGCCCATCTATTTGATATAAACTATATTTCTCGACTATAACTTTGGTGAATTGGGTTGTGCTTTTGACTGCCACCTCCCCTGTCTTTTTTAGATGTTTTATTGAAGTTCTAATTTGTTTTATTGAAAGTCCTGTCATTGCAGCCATCTTTGGATATGATGTAATAAACTCACCTCTTTTGATTGTATTACCCTGCCATTTCTTTTGTTTATGGTTGGCTTGGGTTATGATGAAAACAAACAGCCTTGTAGTATTATGGTCATCCCACCATTCCCAGGTGGTAATCTTCCTGTGTAGTTTAATCCATCCACTCATAGCAGACTTATCTGGTCATCTTTGGTATAATGTTTTTCAATACCTTCAGCAGCCTCATTGTTTTGCTTTGCCCTTGACTTTAATGATTTAATGGTTCGTAGTGCTTCCACCTTATCTCTTGGCATAAAATAGCCTTTAGATTCAGCACAGATGGGAATGTTCTGCTCTGTCCTTGCCCTGTGGACTATATCCCTGATAATTACACCCGATATGCCAAGCCTTCTTTCAATTTCAGCAGAAAATATCGGTTTATCTTTGGTCTTGTTATAAATCATGGCAATTACATGATTTTCCATACTTTGTGATTTACTCATAAATTCCTTTCAAATAAAGTGGTGCTGGGGATGTGTCAATCCACCCCCAGCTTGAGATAAGAAAATTAGACCTGTCGGTCATGGTTTTCTTTTTCAAATGAGATCTTAGAACCATGTGGCAGCCGAGATATTGCCATCAAAAAAGAGTTAGGTAAGCCCAAAACAATATCCTGAACCCTTTTTTCTGCCTCCTCTTTCGTATCGACAAATACATCGACTGCTATGGTTGCTCTATACCTCATCAGAAAGGTAGTTTTTCTTCATCTTTTGGCTTATTATCTTCCCATATAACACCCTTACAATTATCATCAGGGCATTTATAAATTGGGAGTTTTAAACCTGGACCCTCTAATGGTTTTTTCTCATCCATCATTTTCTGACCTTTACCACTCAATTTAGCACCACCATCAATATCTCGGTTATCTGTCATCTCACCCTTACAGTTAGGACATACAATCCCATCTACTGTTTCAGGAGGATTCTGTGCTGTAACTACCTTCTCTGCATGAGCCTTTGTGATTCCCTGGTCTTGCTGATATACTGCATTGGCAACTTCATCACCACTTGCAAAAGATTCTTCAACACCAATCCCCATCATAGCCAATGCCCTGCCAATAGCAGATGTTTCACAATTCTCCAGGGCAGATGTTTTATTAATCTGCGATGACCCGATTTCTTCCTCTGCATGACCATTAAAAAACCTTTCCGGCTTGTCCACATCAGGGATCACAGTTGCTTCAAAAATCACAATGTTTGGGTAGTCTGTGCCATCAATCCGATCAATCAGTTTAGATTGGATACAGCCATTTGGATGTTCCTTATTAAAATGGATTACCCTGTCTTTTACCATGACATAATCTTTGCCATGTATTTGTATTTTATTCATTTGCTCTCCTTTTATATTATTGATATATCAAGCTTTAGTTTTCCATTCCATATTCTTCTTCGTTCTTTGAACCAATCTTGAATATGTTTGTTTGTGATTGTAGCACCACCAAGTTTTTTATATCTTTTCTTAATTGTAGAAACAAGTGTTTCGGTTACAACAACACCAGAAATATCACTTGTACTTCCAATTCCTATTGTTGAATAATATATCAATTGATCTCTATACCCCTTTTTAATCATTCCCAAATTACTATGTATTTCATTCATTTTTTACTCTCCTTTTGGTTATTGAATAATATCTCTTTTCTGATTCCTAATATATCAGAAAACTTATTCTTCAAATTCTCTGATAATTTTCTTTCTCCCTTTTTAATCAGGGTATAATTACATTGATGAACCCCTGCCCTGCGACATAGCCAAGCAGGAGTTCTATCCATGTCCTCCAAAATTTGATCTACAATATCAAGCATTGTGCTTAATTTTTCCTCCCTTTATTTTTTTAATTGTACCCATAGCAATATTAAACTCATACATCTGTGCATCATCAATTGCATTTTCAAGCAAATCCTTCACCTTACCAAGTTTCTTTCTTTGCTTACCAGGGTCATTCCTTGCTATGAATAAAGTCTTATCAGCCATTATGCAACCTCCTTATTTCATTTCAAATTTCAAGAAAGGTGTTTCTATACTTCCACCATCACATAAAACACGAATATCATCATAATTGATATCTTCCATAAAATCCACTAATTTATCAATTTCCTTGTCTGTGATACCATTTCTATCTTTTATTTCTATTGTAAATTTCATTTTCTTATCTCCTGATTCGTTATTAATATTGACTACTAATAATAAGGCTTTTCAAACATCTATGCAAGAAAAACTTTCCGAAAATGGTTTATAGAGAAGAAAAAAGCCTAAAGGGAATCAATCTTCAGGCTCTTTCTACCGATTGCTGGAGAGCATACTACGGAGTAATGAGGTAAACTACCAGACTTCTCTAATCTTCATCTTGACAGAATATAAGTCTGGTGCTATTTGTTGGAAGCTAAAAGATTTTTGGTCAAATTTACAGATAGCGAAATTTGTATTATCATTTTTATCCGGCTGAAAAATGAAGGGTAATTGTCCACCATTAGTTTTGTGGATAACCTCACTATAAAAATAAGAAGTTCCAACTGGCTTTAATAGTGAATAAGCATCTTCCTGTGATGTTAATCCCCCTCCAGTAGTGCCATAATAATAAGAACCTACATTGTGATCGTGGATGGAATCTTCATGGTATTGTATTGCTTCATAGTTTGTTAAAGTAGATATTTCTGGAAATATATCACTATCCTGAAGATAAGAAAACGATAAATCCCATATCCTTCTGCCACTACGAGAAAGTGCCTGATTCGTTGGAGTTCCTGAATATAATTCCCAAGCCCCTGCATCCCCCCACATGGCAGGTTTTGTGTATTGATGCTTAACTAAATCAGAACCTCCTTTTGTGCGAATACGCCTTACCCCATCCATTTCTCGTGTCATTGTTAGCTTTACTGGAGAATGTGGCATTGTATAGGTTTTTCCAAATACAAAACAACCAAATACCCCTGTAAATGCTTCTGCATCTGGTTCTCCCGATACAGTTCTAAAATAAGCAGATACATTTTCTCCCGAATAAGAAGAAAAATCTCCTGATAATGCAGTATGTGTATATATGGTAAATCCTTTATACTCAATAGTCTGATTAACAACAGGAGTTATAGCCGCATTATCTTCAGCCCCATAATCAGCATCCGCAGGGTTGTTCCCTTCAGCTGCTACAGTTCTTTTATTAGCAAGTTTCCACCTTTCATCAAGATTATGGTTTAATACTGCAAGAAAATTAACACCATACGCTCCATTAGGGGGGAGGATGGATGAACCCAAAAATTTGTATTCATAATTTTCTGGGATCGCAACCGAAATTGTTTCAATTGGACTAATGGTATGAAATCTTTTTACATTATATCCTAAAGATTTATACCAATCACCCCATGAAATATAAAATTTTGGTGTTCCTACATTTTGATATGGCATTTACCAAACCTCCTCTATGGAAAGGGAAATATCATAGGTATTAAAAGAACTCTGAGTAGCCTTCAAACTGTTGTCTTTAAATTTTGCTATACAGAGCTGGTCGGGGTTGTTGTTGGAACTGTCCGGCTGGAATATAAAAGGCAGCGTTCCACCTAAGGTTTTATGCCACACCTGTGAGAAGAAATTATCATCAGTTAGAAGATTGTATTGGAAAGTAGTATTATCGGATAAATCACCCCCAATACCACCATCATATAAAGCAATGGCACTTTCAGATAGTGTATTGCCTACTGCTGTAGATAATGATTGATTACTTCCCCAAAGATCACCATCATCCATGAAGCTGAATTTCAAATCCCAAGTCCTACGACCACTCCGAGATAGTGCCGGGTTTCCACTACCAAGTTCCCAAGCACCCAAATCCCCCCATTTCGGAGGTTTGCTCCACATTGTGTTGCTCATAGATGAACCATTATGGGTAGTAAATTCCTTTGTTCCTCCATATTCCCGGCTCATAGTGAGAGAAAGATTGGGTGCGTTCATATCGTAGTAAGTGCCAACCAAAATTGAACCCACATCACCAGTTACAGTTATCCCATCTGCGTCTGGTCGATTACCTGTATTTGCGATGCTAAAACCTTCAATAACCCCGTTTGTAAAATCTCCATTTATAATAGAAGGGTTTGCAGGAAAACCAGCAGAATCTATCACAATCCCATCTGTTTCATTATGCCCAAGAAGTGCTATATAGGCAGAGAGACCATGATATGAACCCATAGGTATCTCCCCTATAAAAGATGTTTCCCATGTACCAACAGTAGTTGGAACTACAGGAAGGGTTCTATAAACGGAAGGAAGGTTAGAAATTAATCCAACAGATGCTGCATATTCAGGGATGTTTAAATAGAACCTCGGTGTGCCTACATTTTGATAACTCATTATCTGCGAATTTTCCTTCTTGAACTTTTTCTTGCTTGTATCTTTCTTTGTTTTCTCTGCTCAATAACACCATAAGGAAGTCCTGTGTTCTTGGTAGGCTTTCCAGTAGAATAATATAAATCCTGCGATTCTTCAGTATGTTCTTTGCCTGTCATAGCAGCATTATCAGCTAAATGAATATGAAATGCACCATGATATAAACTGCCATCTTGCAAATATAACTCTGCATTATGAGTAGAAGTGTTCAAATTCTCCCAATGTGGCTGTTTTAAGATAGTTTTAGCAACCCTCCTACCCGATACATGGTTAGAGGATAAATCCTCGCTTTTAGTAGTCATATCTTCACTCTTTGTATTTAAGAGTTCTGTGTAATCCATAACCCTGCGAATAGTAGTTGAAACTTTCTCTGAATTACTATTAACTACAAATGTAGATAATATTTTTAATTCTCCTGTGTAATCAAATAAATCATTTAAAGTTCCCTCTCCTATTGGGAATATCATTATACCATTATTCTGATGTGTTATAACAAAAGAATCAGAAGTTTTATCTTCAATGTCTATTGCACCTCTGTATCTAATTTCAACTCCTCTCGCAGAGCCTTCGATTGTGCAGCTTCCATTTCCATAATATAATTTCATCTCTTCCCTTCTCCTGAAAGTATATAGTTGGCAAGGCTTACAATATCAAGAACATTATAATTGCCATCACCATTTAAATCACAGGGATACCCATTTTCAATATCTGAACAATTACCAGAGATAACACAATCAGCAAGAGCCACAACATCTAAAATATTATACTGCCCATCCCTATTAACATCACCAACATCGCTATACCTATTAAAAGTATATATGATATTTCTATGCACATTAAGGGTTTCAAAATCAGATGTTGTTAAAGTAAAAGTATAAATGTAATTACGCATATCATAATCTTCCATCCCATTTACATTAAATACTATTACTGGAGTATTTTCTAAAAATGTTAAAAGCTGTGTATTGCCATCAGTTGTAATCTCAGCAGGATATTCAATTTTATTAATGGTAATTTTAGCTTCTGTAATAGTAATTGTATCGCTTCGGGTTCTAATATATAAATCTGAAATAGAAAAATCACCATCTGTTATATCCCTGTTGTAAATTTCCTCCGATTCACCAACAATACCACCAACATTATATTCATATACATCAATCATCTAATTGAAATAAATTAGTCATTGTTGCTTGGGAAAATGTTATTTTGTAAGCAGCCCCACCTGCAAGTTCAGTTAAACCACCTTGCCACCCTGTACCTAAATTTTGTGCTACTGCACCTATACCTATTATTTCTATCAAATTTTCCAGTTCAGGAAAATCAGTATATATATTTTCAAGAAGAACCCCATCCAGTTCAGATGAGGCGATAACATCATACCCTGTTTCAGCTTCAAATATGGTGTTCGCAAATTGGAACAGCCCCAAATCGTGCATCTGAATTGCCTCAAATTCACAAAATTCGAGTGTCTTGTTTGTGCTTATAATTAGGAAGTTTTTAAAAACATTTTGCCCATTTACCTCTCCATCTGCTATATAATCAATCCCATAAGGATTAACTCCCCCAAGAATAGCATCAAAATCAACAAAATCTCCTATTTCTAAAAACATCATCTTTAAGGGTAATTTAATCTTTAGCTTCAGTTTTTGATTACAACTCCACAATAAATACCATTCTGCGAAAGCCTGTGCAGTATCGTGATCTCTTATGTATTTTCCCCTATCATCATCAATTATAAGGGTGCTGTCAGGGTGTATTAAATTCTCATTATCGTCAAATTCAGTAGGTATGGTAAATCCATAATAACCATATTGATAAAGAGGAATAACATACTGTAGATCAGCCTCTACGCTATCATTAAATTCACCTCTTGCATAATCCCAATTATACTTAAATACAACCTTAGTATAAACATCCTCAATCTTACTGCGTGAAAAACTGAAATCAATACAGTCTGCTTCTTTGATCTGAAAATCTGATGTTCCACCATCTCTCGGTATTTCTGTAAATACAAAATCCCCCAAATTTGTAAAACGGGGCAGATATGGACTTGCAGATGCAATTCCCTCAATCAGTTTCTTGCTGGATATTTTGGAATCGACTGTGAAGTCATAATACCAATCATAAGTGCCTGTCTCATCTATCCCTGTAACACCAAGTTCATTTTCTAATATATGTGCAATAACTTCTGGTGCAGTTGGTGATAAAAAGAAGTTGAATAATAAAGGTGTTATTGCCCTGCCTTTTACATTGGCATAGAAATCCATATTAAATAGATTGTCCATTAGCATCCAATGATCTACTTCAACACCTTCAAATATTGTTTGTCCAGCCATTATAGCATAACCAGCATCTATTTGCATATAAAATAATAACTGTCCCACATTGCTAATCCGTATAGGAGTATCGCCACCATCTAATGAATTGTATGTAGGCTGTGCATCAGGAACCCAATTAGGACTTGCTTCTGTTCCTGCTCCTGACTGATTGTTCCATATTTTTGAATCGTAATCGCCAAGAGTATTGCCACCGAATCTCCACATTATGTTAACAAATGTTCCTGTCCATTGCACTTTATCATAAAAATTCACCCCGAATTTTGTACGAATATATCCTGTATCTTCCTTATAAGAAGATTCAGATATGATGGGAATCTCCATAGTACATCCTACAAGAGTTTCTTCAAAGTGGATAGCACTTGTTTCCCACCATATATCAGTTCCTTCCCCAATTTCATCAAATATTTTACTCGTCTGATCCCAATCACCAGCTAAATTCTCCCTAAACAATGTACCTTTTATTGTAAAAGGAAAGTGTGAAAAATTTTCATCTGATACTGTGGCATAATATATTTGCCCACTACTATGGTCTATAGCTTTACCAGATTCTACTCTTAATGGATTTACTGATGATGGCGTTAGCGTTTCAAATCCTATAATTTCATTATTGGAAATAGGATTTGAACCTATACTTTCACTACCCGAACTATATTCATATACTGATTGGAGTAAAATACTTTTACCTGATATTATATATTGTACAACATCTCCATACTCCACACCAGATTGAAATGTCACCTCTTGTATTGCTGTGGGAATATTGATATATGATCCTTCTTTTTCTACATATAAAGGATAAGTTCCTACAAAACTAATACTATCATCAATGTCTGGGATTATATCAATTTCGCCTTCTAATAATGCTCCACTATCCAATAATGGAGCCGAAGCTATTACACACGGACTTCTATCAACATGACCATATACCATTGGTTTCGGTTTGTTTTTATATTTAGCCACAGCGTTACCCCCTAAATTAGCAAGTGGCAAATCCTTATGAAGTGTTGATTGACTGCGATCTTCAACAACAAGGCGAATTTTCTCATCTGTCATATCGTATCTTCTGATAGTGCCGAAATATATTTGAAAAGCAGCACCCTCCCTTCCTGCGTCATCATAACTACTATAACCTGAATCTACTTGGATTATATCATCCACGCCCGGAGATAACCAATATATTCTAACTTCTGTATTAATTAATGATGAATCTCCAATAAGTTCAGAGAACCTAACACCCTCATAAGGGAAATTACTAATATCAATATTTACAGAAGAAATTTTATAATTCCGTTTTTCAATATCAATGGATTCTTTTAGCGATGGGACATTTAATAGTAATGGTAAAGTTTGCTGTGATCCATATTTATCTTGCCATTGGTTTGTGCTTATCCATATTCTACTGGTTGTCCATGTGCTGCCCACTCTTGTTCCAATTAATATAACTGGAAATAATGCAGTATCACGCCCTGCAATATCGTTCTTGAAATTAGCCGGTAAACTAAGCATCAGCTAATTCCAAAATCCGTGCCACGCCTGATTGCTTCCTTGATGTTTTCAGCAAGTTCTCCTTCAACGAAATCCTGCGATAAAACATTTCCTGATACATTTACAGTTACAGAACCTCCTCCTGCTGGGCCATCAATATTTGGTGATGAAAGTGGTGTAATTCCGATATGTTCTGGACCAGCTTCCCCTGCTAATATCATAGTTGGCTGTGAAACTACTTTATCCATTCCTGTTGCAGCCTTTTCAATCATTTTCACATTAGCAAGTCCTGCACCAAGGGCAGCAACAGCAGCAGTAGCGCCAAGTGCTGGACCAACAACAGGAATACCAGCCATAGCTTTAAAAGCAGCATTTGCTGAAGCATAAGCATCTACAAGAGCCTGAACCTGGGCTGCCCTTTTCCCTGCTTTTTCCATTTCAGGGTATGCTTTGCCCATAGTTTGTATATTCTGCCCAAATTCTTTAGCAGCATCTTTTCTTTCTTTTTTAAGTTTAGCTTCAGTTGCTATGGCATCTTCCTGTGCTAAAGAAGCACTAAATATTTGTTCAGGGATTTTTTGAAGCGTATCTAAATATTCTTGGGCTGTATCATTCAATATTGCCATAGATACAATTATTGGGTCAGTATTTTCTGCTGCTACTAATATATCCTCCATATATCTTTCTATTGATACATTCAATCTATTTAATGAACTTCTTGTAAACCCCATACCATCAGTCAATTTTAAGAAAATATTATCTGCACCATTCTGCTCTATCATTTCCTCCATTTCTTCTCTTAAATCCATCATATTCATAATCAAAGATTGATTTACAGTATCAGTTTGACCCATTTGCCTTGAAATCTCATCAAACACTTGCATCGCCCCACCAACCCTATTTACTTCACTATCTAATCTTGCCATTGCTTCAGCAGAAGAATCTACACCATCTGCCCATTCTAAAAATGCTTCAGCGCCCTCCATAAATGATGTTAGTGCTTCAGCAACCTTAATGACATGAGGTGCTAACATATCCCCAAATTTAATTGCAAGATCACCAGTAGCAGTAGCAACCTGTGCAATAGAATCTTTTGTAGTTAGTTGTTCTTCTCCTAATTGTGCAACAAGACCATTAGCCTCTCTCATAGCAGCATTTACAAAGGCAGTTTTCCTTTCCTGGTCTGTAAGTTTAGAGGCTGTTGTTCCAATAGAATCTGCATAGTCCTTATAAGCCTTATTGGTATCTACCATAATACCAAGATTATCAAGCATCAGTTTTGATTGCCGACCAAGACCAGTAACAAGTGATTCAACAGCCTGAACAGTATCAACACCAAGTGCTGCCCCAAGCCTTTGTGCCACATCAAACATATCTGCCATCTGATCCTCTGAATCAGTAATGCCAAGAAGCATAGCATTATTAGCCTGTTTCATCAAAGTAAGGCTATCTATTGTTCCATCAGTTGCATCCTTGAATTTGTTAAATGCAGCAGTTGAAAATCCTTGAGATTTAGCAAGATTATCAAATCCCCTTTTGACACCCTCCATCTCTGCCGACATTTGGATAGATTTTTTTAATCCTTGCATAACAGCAACAACAGAAACAGCCTGAAGTGCCATCATTTTCATTGAACCTGTTAAGGATTTTATATTTCCAGCAGCCTTTTTAGCACCCTTCTCTTTAACATTTATGAAAAAATTAGGCATTAGATTTCTCCCTTTGTTGTTTCGCTACACAATAATTATATTCCTGTTCAATAACCAGGAAATCATCTATTATATTAGGTGGGGTTTCTTTTAAGGATGGATAGGGAGGACAGGAGAACTGTTTACAGAAATTGTATTCTGTTATTCGGCTTTGACAATCTTCATCAAGCAAAAGCGAATGGTCGGCAAAGAAAAAACTCTGTGTATATATTGCTTCTCCCACATTAAACCCTTTTTGTTCTGCTTCATCTGATAGTCTTATAATTTCGTCATACACATCTGTCATGCCCTTAAATTCGGACTTTTTACGATTAGATGGACATAATGCTACATAGGGGAATGAAACCCCGGCAAATGCCCCTTGTTGTAAGCCATTGAATGAAATCCAGACATTAATACGAAGCAGTAATTCATCTATTTTTTTTTATTAATTTCATCTGCCAACTTAAATGCAATTACCTCAATTTCATCTTTTGACAGCTTGAATACATCATCTTCAGTTAATGTTGTTGCATTATCCAATATATCACAACAGGCATCAAACATATTGTAACCATTTTTTTCAGAAGAACCTTGACGGATAACTCTATTAATGAGTTTCCTGGTGTCCATATTCCAGTTTTTAGTAGTTACTTCAATTTCCTTGAAGTCTGTTCCCTCGACTGCTTTAACTTTGATTTTATCAGCCATTATGCTATTGTAATGCTTATAATTGTAGCAGTTGTTGATGCTCCGAATGCCCTGAATGGGATTGTATGAGTTAAAAAACTTCCACCCTGATCTAAACTTGCATTATCTATCATTACATCAGGACAAGATATAGTAAACCCTGATGATTCTGCTATTGTTAATGCAATACCAGTAGATGCACCTGTTAGTTGTGCAACTAAATCATAAGTATTATCATCTGCTTTCACAGTTAATGAACCTGTTACTTCCCATGCCCCTGTTTGTGCTACTGAAAATGGAAGAAAACTGCTGAAATCTTGTGAGCCATTCCTTTCAAGTGATCTTGATATTGTTATCTCCCAAGACAAAGGCACAAGTTCCTGAGCACCCAAAGTAATAACAGCAGAAGCCAAGTCAAATATACTTTTCACTGCATTTCCTGAATCTACTGTATCAGCAGCAATACTATCAGCAGATTCAACTGGTGGATAAGCAGTCCAAAATGTAGTATCACAGGTAAGTTGTCCTGAATTAGAACCTACATCTTCTTTTATTGTCATGGATTGCACCATAGCACCCCTGACTACCAAATCTTCAGCAGTTGCATCAGTTCCACCATTAATAAAATTAACAGTCGCATGATTTTTAGAAGAAGCACCATGTACCATCTGCATATCACCTGCAACACCATTTCCTATTCCAATAGCAGGTGTAAGAACACAGGCAGAAGCACCATCACCAAATGCCCACAGACAATTTGCAAGGATAGCATTTACTGTTCCAAAAAATGAAACATCAAATGTCCATGTATTTAAATCCCTTCTATTTATCCCTTGCTTTTCCACCTGCCCATAGTGTCCTGAAAGATTCGGTGCAACTTCTAATGCCGAACTATTGTAAGGCATTGAAAATGATTGGATTGGAAAATCAAAATAAGTATGTGCATCCTCATGTGCTGTTCCAAAAGACTGTGTAGTTGAAGCATCAAAGCAGAAAATAGGCTTAATCTCTGCCGAGGATATTGTTTGAAGTTCTATTGCCATTATTTTTCTCCTTTATTCTTACTTGTTGATTTTATTTCCTGTAAATGTGGTTTAATCTTTTCAGGTATATCCTCAAGGTCTAAAGTATGCCCTGCAACTAACAATCCATGTTTAGATGAAGAACCAAGCCCATCAAAATTTTCTGATTCTTTCAATTTTAAATATGATTTTTTTGCTTTATACATTGCCATAATTTAAGTCCTTTTTTATGTATATCCGTTATGATGAATTATAGAAATACCAAATTCAGTTATATGCAGTCTGTCATTTTCTTCATTTTCTGTGTCCTGAACATTGTATTCTATATCTTGCACTTGAAGTTCTGCCCACTTATAAGTAGAACTGGTTTGATTGTCTAATAAATGTTTTCTCAATTTGTCCACATTTGCCTTAACAGATTTATTTATCATCTCATTATTTGTATCTGCCATGTGGTAATATCTAACATTTACAAAATATTCCCTTTCTTCAAGTGAGCCTGTTTGCAATATTAAGTTGGATGATTCCAGATTAATCCTTATGCACTCTGTTCCAAGCATTTTAAATTCATTTGCAATATAAACATTCTTAAATTCATCATTTATTATCTTTCTTAATCCGAGTTCAATCTCATCATAGGCAATCTTGTCATAAGTAACAGCCATTAAATGCCATATCCCCTACGAGTAAGCTGAATTGCACCTGATTCAGCATTACTTATCTTTCTTGTTTCTGAATATACTTCTACTTCCCAAAGATCGTTTTGGGTCATACTGCTACCCTGGAATCTACAATAAAATCCTCCGTGAATATGCTGCAACCCACCTGTAACCTTAATATCAGTTTTTTCAGAGCCAAATAACTTATCACTACCATAATATTCCACCTTTACGATTGCCACTCCGTATGCACCTGTCGTTGTGCAGGTAATCCGAAGCAAATCAAATGCCTCACCAGAATATGCACCACCTTTTTCAATTATATCCATACTACCAGCTTTTGTGATACCCATCACTTTTCCCTGGCTATCATCAGAATCAACTTCATAAGATAATTTATACTCACCCTTATTGAGCCTATCCACAAGACCCGAACCATCCATATTAGTTACTAAGTTATTATAATAATCAGCTTCTTCCTGCCTGTTATTAGTTCTGAGGAGATTGGCAACACATAAATAGCAGGTTGATTTAATTATAATTGCATCAAATTCTGGTGCTGATGATACATGGGTCGTATTAGCATCATATTGGGTATATTTAGGTATTGGTGTAGGATACCTTCTATCTAATAAGTTATTTAATTCCATAGAGGCATTTACAAGCATTTGGTCAAAGTAGGTGGCATTATCAATACCTCCCTCAACCACAGAATCGCCTGGATCACTATCCCATGTTAATAATAAACAATCATCATTAGATGAATATGTCCATTCACCTTTTTGTGATAATTTTGTCCAGAAATATAAACCACTATCAGTTGAATAGTCGGATGTTTCTTGGGTAGTACCATCAAAACCCCTTCTAACTTGTACTGTATTGGCAGAAGCTGTATCTATAACAAGCATTTTCTCATCCGTACCTTGAATACCAATAATCCAGCCCGGATCAACTAATTGGTTATGTGTGTTTTCTGTAGTGATTTCAGTTTCTCCATAGGATAATACTTCTGCTGTATCTGCACCAGAATCTCCTAATTGTGCCGATGGAATTGATTGTTTTCTAACGCTCATATCTTGCCCATCTATAAAAAGATTGGTAACAAGTCCTACATTTTCTGCAATATAACAACTTGTAGCAGTATCAACATCTTGATAGGTTGCCCCTAATAATGTCCACCCAAACACCTGTCGTTTGGCATCAAATTGACTAAAGGCACTATAATAATGTTGTAGGTCTGATTGTGATGCGTATTTAAAATCTGTAGCCATTAGTATCTCCTTCTCTTAGGCTTTTTCATGGGTTTCTTTTTGTATTTAGATTTTGGCATTATTAATATATCCTTGTCTGAACTTTTCCACTGTATTTTTGACTTGTAGTGTTAGCCAAAACATTAACAAGTGAATTTATCCTGTCTGCTGTTGCATCATTCAGTTTGCCTGAAAAAGCAGATGAATGCAAACAACTTACAACAAATTCAGCATTGGCAGGACATCCTGTCATATCAATAGCCCCGGTTTCATAATTAATAGTTCCATTACACATTCCAAATAACCGAGAATTTCCATCATCATATCCAAATACACCTGTATTTGGCGAAGTTGCATAAGTAATTCTATCGTAGGTAACATCATCTGGAAGTTTAGCAGCAATAGCATCAGGAACATTAGCAAGAGCAGGAAACCATCCATTTTGTTGTGCAAATATATTATATGAAGCACTTGCTCCATCTGTTCCGGCTGTAAGTGCTATTGCAGAAGTTGATAATCTCTGTCCTGATGTAAATCTAACATCTCCATTCACTATTGCAACTGAACTTTTCTGCTGAAATGTATTTGAAGCTGAATTATTATATTTATCATCTAATGCAGTCTGCATCTTTGAAATCACTCCATTAGTTCCTCCCCAATTTGTGTTACTCGAATCAACTGTAAAGTTTATTGCCTCTGCTGTTCCTCCATCTATTGCAATTTTAAACCAGTATGAGCCTGATGCTGTGAGAGATGTGTTAGTTGAGGAGGTAATTCCAGATAAGCCGAGGCTTCTGTACCCAGCTTCATAAAACTTTATAGCAACTGAACCGGGTATTATCCCCTGACTTTCTGTTGCAGAACGCCCCTGTCCAAAGAAATTAAAACATTTAAATTTGCCATTACTATCAGTTTGAGCAACAGTATATTTATCAAAGTCGTGGTAAGCATTAAAAAATGGAAGCCTAACAGCGTCAGCATCAGCAGCCGCAGTTACAGCAGTAGAACCATAAACTCCTCTTTCAACAGTTAATGTATTATTAGCTAAATCTGATTTATCCCCTATTGCAGTCACCTTCATCACTTCATCTCGTATTCTGATTAAATCATTCACACGAAATAAATTAGCTGTGCAGTTAGCAGCCGATGTATATGGCTCTAAATAAACAGTTGTATCATCAACATCCCCGATAACATTATCTGTGCCTGTAGTATCGTCTGTATTTGCTGTGCTATCTGTATATTCATTTGAATCAGGAATAGCGTTATTAACAACTGTTCCATCCATAATCACTGACGATTCGCCTGTCCTGATTATTGCCCTAACTGGTGGAGTATATGTTTCTCCCGGCATAATCATAGTATGTAAATATTCAGTAACACCATCAGAAGTATCATCTGAATATGTTTCATAACCAGCCATTATCATAAGTGGCACTCCACCTACATTTTGTATTTCTACTCTACTCGGTATTGCTTCCTTTGTAGTTGCAATAGTTGAAACTGTAGATATATTTAATATTTCTTCTGAATTTGTCGCATCATAGGATATTACTTTACTTCTAACTTCTCTCAAACCAGACCCGCTTCCTGCTCCGACTATGAATGGAGCTCCCGGAGGTGGTGTAGAACCACCGAAAGCAGGGGCACCGCCACCACCACCATTTGCTGAACCACCATGTGTAGGCATAATTTATTTCTCCCTATCTTATATGATATTTTGTAACTATTTGACACGCATAATCTGAATTTGTACCATTAGATTCAAATGTAGCCACTATAACCTTCCCTGCATCTACATCAGCAGACGATGGGGCTGTAGATTGATAAATAACATTTTCATAACCCAAAGAGGCTATATCTGCACCACCTGCCACAACTATCCCATTTGATAAATCACCCTTCCCTGCACCAGCCCCAGCATCAAAATCAAACGATAATAAATGAATATTTATAGTATCTCCTGAAGCTGCATTTCCACCTGCAAGTAAATAGACCTGATCTATAGTAATATTATCTGGAACATACCATAAACATACTGTTAAATCATCTCCATTATTATTAGCACTTACATCATAAGAAGTAGAAGGATTAGTACCAGTTCCAAATGCAATTGCAGCAGTTGTTGCCCATGTATTTCCAAATGGAATTAAATAATGTGTTCCTGCAACTGCCGACAAACCTGTCAATGAACTTACACCAAAATAAGCATATTGCGTATTGACAGCAACTTGTGATGCCCCAGCTAAAACCTTTGAATTTGTAGTATCAACCTTTAATACAGCACTTCCTGATTGATTTACTACCCGTAATGTTTCTAAAGTATTATCATTTTGTGGTTGTATATACAAAACATCATCGGAAAGAGCAATACAGGATTTATTTCCTGCACCATCCCTAAGTCCCTGAGGGCTGGAAGTGATACCCGTATTAGCTGTTTTAAAAACACCAACAATGTTTTTATAGTAGGATGCGAATGTTTTATTCGTTAATGACATCTATTCTCCTGTCACAATAGTTGCTGGAAGTGCTGTTGCCTTAACAATGATTGGTGGATAATGAAACCCTGTTGTTCTATTTCTTCCATGCCTTATAGCAGATGTGCCTGAAATTGTTTCTGCTGCAGCTATCCATCTTTCATATTCTGTTCCCGGTGTTAATCCTGTATTTACAAAAGAAATATAAGTCATATTTGCATCAGTTTCATCTGAACTTTGTGCCCCTGCATCATAAGTATGGGTTTCACCTATCTCATTAAAAGAAGCATTGTCAGACAAAGCAAATTCAAGTGTTCTACTATTTGCATATAATGAGCATAACATAGATATTTCAACATTCCCCGATGGTGGTGCTGTAAAAGTTACAGAAACATCTGTTCCCTGTGCAGTTTGTAGAACAGTCATTGTCGCATCAGGATTTATTTCAGCATGACCTGTTGTGGTGCTATCATTTGAAATTCTTGTATATCCAAGTATCATTCCAGCATAAGTATCTGCAAATTTTGTTCCTGCCTTTTTCATTTCAAATACACCAGTATGAGAATCTAAGGTAATATCCCCATCAATATCCAGAGTTAAATCAGCTCCTTCACCACCACCATCATTTGTAGATATGGTTGATAATCCTGCTGCAGTAGTATTTATTTCCATCCTATCTGCACTTGGGTCGCCACCCGGCTCATATAATGTTAATGTAGTATTTGTACCATCAGATGACCATCGAGAAGCTATTTTGTCATCATTATCTACGAGTGATACTCTTGGAGAATCATTTCCACTCACAAGTTCTATATCTGTTGTAGCATTCCCTTGTATTTTTAAAGTTCCATCTTTTGCTATATCACCACCAATATCCAAATCACCAGTAATATCCAAATCACCACCAATATCTAAATCACCAGTAATATCCAAATCACCATTAATTCTTGCACCATTTCCATGCTGTGCAGTTTCAATAGCAGTAGATATGCCCCCTACTTTAATAGGGCGTAAGTTCTCATCCACAGGATGCCCTTCTTGTAATTTTACATCATTTGGCATTTATACTTTTGAATACCTTTTTATTTCTCACTTGTTTTTCAAATGCTTCCAATTTAGAAATTCTATCCTCAAATGGTTTTTCAGGATGTGAATCTTTGCCTAAATCAATTACCATTTCTCTCAATAGTTTTAATTCCTTCTCTTGCTTTTCCAATTCCTTCTCATGCACAATTAGTTTTTTATCTGCATCATTCGGCTCATCTTTATATTTAAACAGAGGAACAAGTATTTCCCTTACCTCTGGGAGAACCCATTTTAATACCATTGGTGCAAATGAAATAGGAATCATTATTTTATTCCTTCAACCACATCTATAACTACTTCATAAATTGCTTCCATCAGTTCTGCCTCTTGCTTTTCATTTAAAATAGGAAGATTAACTTTAGCATTAGCCGATTTAATAACTTCAGTTTTATTGTTTTTAAGATACTTAACAACATAATCTAAAGCAAACTTCTGTAAAAATAATCCTAATTTATTCATTTATTTCCCCTTATTTTTTTTGCCCCACGAAAACGGGTTCAAGTTTAATTCCGTTTGATACCAATCCATTTGTTCCTGCATTTCTTTTATATGCTCCTGCTCTGCTGCCTGTCTTTCCTGATCGTGTAATTCTATTTCCTCTAAAGCAACGACCATATTCCGTTCTAATTCTTGTATTCTCC